AGACTCCATCTTCTCCCAAAACAATTTATCCTCTTCTTCTACATTAAATTCATTACCAATCTTTCGATCAAGTCCTTCTAAATAACCGTTCCAATCAGTCATGTCAACTGAATTTTCTATGTTTTTATTAATCTCTTCGTTCCAAAGATTAATTTTTTTCAATTTTTCAGTAAAGGCATATCCTTCATAGTTCTTATCACTAAGAGCCTCTTCTTTTAATTCCGCTAATTTCTTAGGATTATTCCTAGCAGCGAAAAACTTCCCAGCATAAGTTTGTTCAAAACTAGCACCTAAATTCTTTTGACCTTTGTTATATTCTTTATAAGCAACAGAAGCAACTGAATCAGTATCTACATATAATCTAGGGCCATAAACTTCTCCAATTGATAATACTTGTCCCTTATCTCCAACTATTCCTGAAGGCATCCTATTTAATTGTTCTAATAAAGTTTGTGCCTTTGTATTTGCACCAGTAACGGATTCCCATTGTAATTTCTTTCCTAATCTAATAATTGCATCTTCAGTCATTTTCGATGCTTCACCATTCAACCCTGAAGTTGCAGCAGCATCAGCTAAATATTTAGCAACTTGTTTATATTTATCCTCTTCACTAAAATCACTTTCCATAATTGCTTCTAATCCATCGGCTACTTGTATCTCCTTCTGATGTTTTTTAACTTTAACGTGAGCACTATATTGATCGTTTTGTAATTTCTCCCATTGTTTATTAATTTCAGGAACAACATTATCAATAAAACCTGGAGAATATTCATCTAATCCATAAACATTTGCAAGGTCATTTGTTACCTTTGCTTTTAATTTATTTATTGCTGGATCACCTGGATCTAACATTGCAAGTTCTTGTCCATTTTCCAGCCATGCTTTCCTAAATGCCTGCGGTACTAATGTTGCTGTGATTGCACTTGCTTGATTTAACATCCCTGCCTTTCGGTAAGGATTTAACTCATCCATTAATATTCCAGCCGCTTCATTATTTCGATGAACAACTCTATTTTCTGCTGCATAGTTCTTTTCACTTTGAACCATTGCATTGTTATTTCCTCTATTAGCCTTTAATAATTCTTGCTGTCCTTTTTGATATTGATTTGACGCATAAAGTTCTAAGCCTGCATCAACAACAGGAACTAATAATTTAACTGCCTCTGATAATTCTTGAAGACTGTTATAGCCTTTTACATTAGAAACATTTCCTCTCTGAATAATCTGTACTCCAGAAGCACTTGGAAGCATTGAAGGCTTCGCCGGAGCTGCGGGATTAATAGCCTGTGTCCTAATAAAACTTGAGACAGGTTTGGCAGACGGTTGAATCTGACTTAGCGGTAAACGATCATTTGCCATTAGTTAGAACCTCCACCTGAACCACCAGTACCGCCACCGCCGCCGCCACCAGCCGTGTACTTGCTTAAGGTTCCATAAGTGTTGATACCAGCTCCTACGGCTCCAATAGCTGAACTTAAGAACGCCGCAGTAGCACTCGGAGCCCCGCCCACCATTGATGGAGGTACAGCACCAACCATTGTTGGTAATGGTGCAAACGGACGTAATGGATCTTGGTACTCTTGCATTTGATAAAACTGCTGAGAATTGAACTTTTCTAAATATCCAGCTATCGCCCCTGCTTGTTCTCTTGATAGTTGTCGTTCTCTAAATCCCTTATTAATTGCCATGATCGTTGATTGATTTCCTAACTGCATTTGATAGTCGTTCTGTATTCGATCAACCATTCCTGTATCTCCAGCCATCGCACTAGCAGCCATCCTTAATGCTTGAGTCTTGTAATGGAACATCGACATCGCATCAGACATCGCTTGCTCTGCATTAGCAGCATTTAACGCATCACTTTGTCGGACATAATCAACACCAGCCGAAACTCTCGTATCTCTAACAACATCCGCTTGACCAATTGCTTTTGATAACTCGAAATTCCTTAAACTTGCAACATAATTATTTTGCTGGCCCCAATTAACTTGATCTTGGAAATACTTATATTTTTTATTTAGGTTGGATGTCTTTGCTTGTAGAGAAGCGTTCCAAGCAGAATATTCATCTTGAGCAGCTTTATAAGCAACCTGATTTGCATACTCTTGTTTCTTAGCTCCATAGCCCATCATCCCGCTAAGGAAATTAAGACCACCAGTTAAAGCAGCTCCTCCAAATGGTGTTAAGGCTCCTCCAGCTACTAATGCAGGTAATGGCATTTATGCTTTCCTCCAAAAATGACAGAACATTTGATCTGCAACCCCGTAAGGTTCTGGCTCCTCAATAGTAAAGCCCAAATGTTTCAACCATCTTATAGATAATTTGTTTTCTGAGTAAACATAATTTTCAATCATTCCACCAGCCGTATCAAGACAATACTCTACCCATTCTCGCCCATGAATACATAATTGCCATCTATGATTTTTAGTTGCCGTTAATTTATCAGTTCCTAGCAACCAAATGTAATTATCCACCAACCCCGTAATACCAACTGGATCTCCATCATCTCCTTCAATTGCCTGTATTACATTGCTGTGCATATAACTTTCTATACAGGCTTCTACAGGAGACAAACCATGACTAAATTTAACTTCAGTCTTGTCTTGTTCTCTCAGATTTTCCCCAATGAAATACATATCACCAGGCTCCGCTTTTATCCACTTCATCTGATTGCCGCCGCCTTTCCAGTTACTAATGCAACCCACTCACAAGTAGAAAACTTACAAGGGTGAGGAGTGTCATTCTGGATCTCCACCATGCACCTCTCACCTCTACTCATGATTGGAATATTGAATACTCCTTCAAAAAATCGTTCATCATCTTGTGTCCATCCATCCGGTAAAGCACTTCCTAATGCTGAATTTCTAGAACCTAAAACTGTTCCATCAAACTTATAAATTCCTGTATCTCTTCCCTCTGGAAGAACATGAACTTCAAAATAATGTGATTCGTGATAACGAAGTTTTGCGTGTCTTACCTGAGTCCTTTCTACATTTGCTGCTGCTTTTCCTCCTCCTATTTCTTTATAAAGTTTAAAACGAGTAAAACGGTATCTAAAGGTATAAGACTCTCCAAAATAAACCGCAGAACTACTCCAATTACCATCAGCAACAATTGTCGTCCCAGACGTTGCTGAACCGAGCAATACACCACCGTTTGTGCTTGTGCCGAATCCACTCCACGCTTCTGTTTTTGCCTCGATTGTGTAAGGCAATGTCCAAGTCGTCTTCTTTGTATTTGCGTCATAACTACCCGCTGAAACTCTCATTGAGGTTGGGGTTTCAGTGGTAGTTGAGATACGCCGATCCAATAGAAGAGGATATGGAGAGCCAGCTTGAGGCTCTTGCATCCGATCCATAACTGAGATCTTTTCTAGATAAACCTTCGTTCCATATCTCATTAAGCAGTAAAGCGTTTCTCTTATTGCAAGCACCTGAAGAACTTCATCGGCTCCTGAAAATTCCCAATAACTCCAACTAGACTGAGCCCTTTCTGTTCCTTCTCCTGAATTACGGAAGAAGAACTTATAAACATAAATACGATTTTGATGACCTGTTTTACCACTTATTCCAAACATCACATTGCTTGTATCATTCACAGTCAGCTTGAACATCTGACTTGGGATATAGGCCGACACGTAACCCGTTAAATCTGCTGCATCTGCTGTTAAGGCAGTACCAGCTCCACGAACACTAAATTCTCTAAACTGTGACCAATCTCCGTTAGCTTGTGCAAAGATAATGCCTCCACCTGCCAGTTGTGGCCTGACATTTGTATCAACTTCAAACTGAGTTAGAACTGTTATTTGTGCAGTTTTAGGAGTTAATATTGTCTCCGCAGCGTTAAATCTAAATTGATATTGCGAACTAAATAATATTAATTCGTCCTGATAAGGTACAGCATATTTAAGAATAGAAACTCTGTTATTACTTGCTATAACATCAATCGGATCAGTATCTAAAATTGTCGTAACTGTTTCAGGGAAAAACTCAAAGAACGAACGAACACGACTCAAGATGACATTCTCATCAGACAAGAATCCAAGTCTGTTCTTATAAATAAAAATGTCATTAATAGGAAAACCTATAAAGCTAGGATCTGGAGCTGTGTTGTAATCACCAGCTATTCGATTGCCCCACTTGGGCATCTCGCTTCCTGATTGAGTACTTGCATTAGCAGGCCCAAAGTAAAACTGACCATTAGAAAGCCTCACCAAAATATGAGGCATCTTTGCTTCATCTACTTCATATTCAACCCCTGGACTAACTGTTTCTGTCCAAGCACCTTCTCCAAAAGTTCCACTCTTAGGTTTGAACTCAACGTAATAACCATCAAAATCATTCCCTGGATCACCAATAATTGAAATTTGATAACCCTGCGGTGCAATCGTTGGAAGTTCTGTAAATGCCTGAACTTCATGCAAGAAAATTCCAATATCTTGATTAGCTTTTGCATCGGTAGCTTCTAGCGTGATTGCATTTGCAGATGTCAAATGCAGAACAGAACCACTTCGAGTAATAGTTACTCCACTTGCAGAAATATTTGTTCTTAAATTTTCAGCAATATCTTCTGAACTAATTCTATTTTCTGTAACTGAACCACCACTAGAAACAACAGCAGCAACAGGAGTTGATACTTCTGCGGAACTACCATTAACTGTCAATTTGTATTTATTCCCGTATGAAGCTCCCTTAATCCAGCACAAAGCTTCGTGGGCGGTTGGCCTTGCCGTCGCTGGAGCCGTAGCAGTTTTCATTGCTGGAATCTGCTTCGTATTCGTTATAAAGGTGTAATCAGCAATCGTTACAGCTCTTATATGCTGTCTTGCGTCAGTAACACTAGATAAATAACTAACTCCACTTGGTTTATTAACAGTTTTGGCAACTCCATCAAGGTCGTAAACCTTTACGTCGTTATTGCTTATTACTGCAAGATATTCTTCAGTATTATCCCTAAGAATACTATGGATGAAACAGTCTCCAAAACTGGTGCTAGAGACTTCTGCCAAGACTTCACTTGAATCTCTTTTTCGTAAACCTTCAACGATGGATGACATGCCATTGACTTGTATCTCTCCTTGGGATGGATCTCTTTGAGCATCAGGTTGTTGCGAAATACCTTGAGATAGGTTTGGTATGGAATAGGAACGTAAAGCCATTAGAGTCTGATTCCAGTAGTTATACGGCGAGTACTAAGACCCGAAGCAGGGGTATAAGTTGGGAACGGCAAGTGATTTCTTCCTCCTGTTAATAGATTTGCTTGTTCCTGTTCTTGTTCCATTCGCTCTAAAACAACTTGAGCTGCTTTCTCGTCCTCTTGTGTATATCTAAAAGATGAACTATCTCCTAAAACTCTCTGTGCAAAAACTCTTGCTGATCTAATTGTTATCCAACGATTAAATGCCTCAGGGCATTCATCCCATGCCATCCCGAAAATTACATCACATAAAATGTCAGTAATCGTTGTCTCTAAAACATAAGTTCGATGTTCCGTGTCATATAACCTTGTTCCTCGATGTTGGTAACGACCAGCATAAAGATATGGATCTAACGAAAGTTTTAAAACATTAGTTGGTATTTTTATTTCTCCGTTTGAATCTTTAGAGAACGGATAATCTCTTTCTGTGTTCCAACTCCAACCTTTAATTTGACCTTCTTTATGAAATTCAAGAAGTGTTCTTTCAGCAATCCTCGCATCTGTGATTTGCTGATTTTCTAAGGTGTTAACAGGTTGCTCACCAATATTCTCTAGCAAGATATTTACTGCATCCAGCAAGCCAGTTTTACCTGGAGTAACCGACTGATTTGCTAATCCCATTTCTCATCTACAAGGGCGTTGCATACATTGTATTAGTAAGCAAAAAAAAGAGCCAGCTTTCGCTGGCCCGTGCTTTGCAATCTTTCCAATTTTAACTTACTTAAGGAATAACAATCTTACAAGCTGACTCAGCTCGTAGAACTCCCATACCTAAAGCTTGTCTTGCAACCATAAGGTCTGCTTGGTGAACAACTCTCCATTCTTCACCTGTTAACTGAAGTGCTGGAGATAGTAGTGAAACAACACCAACAGCTTCCTTGTTAAAGATTAGACCCTTACACTTACTCAAGTTCTGAGCGTAATCAGAGTTGTGATCACCCGCTACAAGCGTGTAAGCACTTTGAGTTACGTGATTCGATGAAAGTATAGGAATACCAGCGACACGCAATGTGCGGCCATCTGCAATGGTTCCAGCTCCACCGAAGTCAGCGTTGATAGCACGACTTGATTGTGAGATGAGGTAATAATCCTCTGG